TGCTCGCTCGCTGACGTGAAAGCTGCGCTTCGCGTTCAGGACGCTATTGACGACGCACTTATCGAGGTGGCTATCGAATCCGCGTCGCGCGAGATTAACAACTTCACTGGTCGCACATTCACCAACGGAACTGCGACACGCGTCTATTCTGCAAGCACCTCATACCTTGTAGAAACGGACGACCTCGTCTCCGTGTCGGCTATCCAAACTGCTCCGTTGGATCACAACTTTACGCAGGATTGGACTTCGACCGATTGGCAGTTGGAACCCCTAAACGGTATTTCTGGCGGTCTCACTCAGCCTGCAACACGCATTCGCGCGGTTGGAAACTTCCTCTTCCCTGCAACCCCTTACGCAGCTGTAAAGGTCACAGGCGTTTACGGGTGGGCTTCAATACCAACGGACGTCCGCATGGCTTGTATTTTGCAGGCTCAACGTCTCTGGAAGCGTTTTGACAGCCCACTCGGTATTGCAGGCTTTGGAGACATGGGCGCGATCCGTGTGACAAAGATTGATGCTGACGTTCAGGCGTTGCTTATGCCGTTTGTCAGAATGGCTATCGCATGAGTATTGCTGCTATCAGGTCTGCTCTTGCAGATAACCTGAGCACGATTCGTGGACTGCGTGTCTCGTCCGACATGCCTGATCAGGTAAACCCACCTATCGCTGTAATCAATCTGCAAACCGTAAACTATGACGGAGCCTTCGCTGGTGGACTTGTCACTTACAACTTTCAAGTCACCGTGATTGTTGGACGCGCTTCAGAACGCGAAGCGCAACGTCGTCTGGACGCATATATCACTCCAGGTTCAGGCTCGATTAAGTACGCGGTGGAGTCAGATAAGACACTCGCAGGGTCGGCTTATGACGTGCGTGTAGTAGATATGAGTAACTTTGGCTCTATACTTATAGCAGACCAAAACTATCTGGCAGCAGAATTCACTGTTGTCGTTTATGGAAACTAGGAGACAATTGTGGCAAAGCTGGTTCTTACCAACGCTAACGTCAAAGTAAACGGTACTGACTTCAGCGACCACATCGCTGCAGTGACTATCGAACTGAGTGCTGATGAAGTCGAAACGACTGCCTTCGGTCAGAGCACACGCACCCGTGTAGGCGGTTTGCAGGACGGCTCGATTCAGCTCGACTGGCACCAGGATTTCGTTGCTTCTGTTGACGCAACCCTTTCACCCCTCGTTGGCAGTATCGCTACCGTAGTGGTTCTTCCAAACGGAACCGCTGTCGGATCTGCGAACCCCAAGTGGACTGGTGAATACCTTGTCAGCCAGTACTCGCCTGTGGCTGGCGCAGTGGGCGACCTCCTCACCTTCAGCACTACTTGGCCAACCGCCGGTACCGCTGGAATCGTCCGGAGCATTTCATAACCATGAACCCCATTAACCTACAAATTGCCTTCATCGACGGTTCGACGCGTCAGGTCACAGCAGTTGCCTCTGATCTGATTGCGTTTGAATCGCACTTCAACATTTCAGTTGCAGCTTTGAGCAATGATCCACGCTTAACCTACATGTTTTATTTGGCATGGAAAGCTGACAAGCGCACAAAGGGCACTGAGCTTGATTTTGAGGCTTGGACTGAAACCGTCTCGCTTGTATCGGAACCTGCACAAGTAAAAAAATAGAGGGACTGGGCGCAGAGTCCGGTCACTGGTTTATTGCTTCGATTGCGTGCGAGACAGGTATCAGCCCTCGAGAGTTGCTCGAGCTTGAACCTCGCATGCTTTGGACTATGGGACGCTACCTCATTGCTAAGTCTCGTAAACAACAGGGGTAGCGTAGAATAGCCTCTGGAGGCTTCTCATGATTCGACCTGAAGTTGATGCACAAGGCATCAGAGACACAGTGCGTATTTTACGTAGCATTGATAAGACTCTCGTTTCTGACATGTCTAAAAAGATGAAGTCTGAAATCAAACCTATCGGGAACATGATTTCTAACGAAGTCAATTCTGTCGGCCCTCCTCTTTCTGGTTTCATGTATCCGTCCTACAAAATGTGGGAACCGGTCAAAGACCGTGTTTCTGTGCGCCCTGGTAGAACCCGTGGAGGCTGGGGCGACCTTGTTGCTATTGAAGTCTTTTCAGGCAGTGGCGGTAAGGGCAAGGGTAAGGAATCTGCAGGTTACGCTATTGCTGAATTAGCTGGATGGAAGAGTTCTGGCACTACTCCTCAAGGTAAAGCTTTGATCCGTAACCTGAACAATCGCTACGCTGGTTGGCCAAAGGGTGGACGTATCGTTTACAAGATTTTCAAGTCAAAAGCACATGACTCTTATATCATCGCAAAACGCGTGCTTGAGGACTGGACTAAAGATGTAAACAAAAAGCTGGAGAATGTCTAATGGCACTTAATTTACCTATCGTTTCCAAGTTTGACCCTTCTGGCGTAAACCAGGCTGATAGTGCTCTAAACCAGCTTGGTGGAGTTGCTAAGGGTTTTGGTATTGCTGCAGCTGCGAGCATCGCTGTGGCGACGGCAGGAATGGTTGCCCTAAGTGTTTCAGCAGTGAAGGCAGCTTCGAGCTTTCAAGAGACAACAGCAGCCGTTGGAGAGATTTTTGGCCCTGCTGCTAAGAGCCTAGAAGAGTTTGCTAAAACTGCACCGTCTGCTTTAGGTCAAACTCAGGGACAGTTTCTTTCTGCGGTAAAGACTTTTGGTGTTTTTGGTCAAGCTGCTGGTTTGGCTGGAGACGCTAACGCTGAATTCTCTAAAGAATTAGCTATTTTGGCAACGGATCTCGCTTCTTTCAATAACACCAGCGTCGATACGGCAATTACTGCGATCGGTGCAGGTTTACGTGGAGAATCTGAGCCATTACGCCAGTTTGGTGTATTGCTTGATGACGCAACTTTGAAAGCTCGCGCCATGGAGCTCGGTATTTATACCGGAACTGGTGCTTTGAGCCAGCAACAGCGCGTTCTTGCTGCTCAAGCGGAGATTCTTGCTCAAACTTCTACTCAGCAGGGCGATTTTGCTCGAACTTCTGACGGTATGGCTAACGGCATTAAGATTATGACCGCCCAGTTTGATAATTTGAAGCTTGTTCTTGGACAGGCTCTTTATCCAACGATTGCTGATTTGATTCCAATCGTTACTTCGTTCATTGAGACGCTTACTGCCTCTCCAGAGTTTGAATTGTTTGTGAAAACGCTTGCTGGCATCATGAAAGTGCTTGCTGACACAATAATTTTGTTGGCCCTGTGACAATACCACCGAGAGCCATAGCGGTTCGAGGGTTTCCGTCACGGTCAGGTGTTCCATCGTTGTTGTAACGCAGCCCGTTTGCTTTGACCGTTACAGATTTGCCGTCAAGACCCA